TAGTCAATTGAGACAGTCCTAAAACTGCACATATCTCATGATTGCGTAGGTTATATCCATCCGTCATGAATAAGAAGGCTGGATCACATTGAGGATTCTCTGCAGCATACTTCTTGAATAGTTCTGGAGATGCTTCACGTGCCATACCATGACTCCGCTTCATCCTCATCAACTCATAGAGGTCAGTATTATTTGTAGAGACCACACCACCTTCAATGGTGGTCATATGATGTCCAAAATAAAAACTAAAAGTAGAACCTACAGAATCCTTACCCCTCTTACCTATAGGACCACCAACACCATGAGATTCACATACATCCTCAAGAATAAGTGCATCTGGAAATACTTCACGAATCTTTTCAACATCTGATGAAAGTCCAACCAAATGAGTAATGAATACAGCTTTTATATCCGGATGTTCTGCCTTAACATATTCTAATTCTTCTGTATCAAAAGAATAATTCCTTAAATTAATATCACAAAAGACGGGTTGCAGTCCTGCCTGAATAAGAGGAGCAACATTAGTCATCCATGTGGTGGCAGGAACTAAAACCTTGTCACCATCCTGCAAATCATAAAGTTCTTTTACAGAAGTAACTAAAAGAGTATTAGCAGTACTACCACTAGAGGTAAACAAAGAATGCTTAACACCTAACCAATCAGACCATTTCCTTTCAAACTCACGAACTTTAGGTCCATTGGTAAGTCTACTACTTGTAAGTACAAACCATGCCATCTTCATACGATCACTTAATGTGATCGCATCCTCCATCAACGGCCAGTACATCCTTTAACCCCCATTTTGTAATATTCATAGGTAAGTTTAAGACCCTCATCTAAAGAAGTCTTTGCTTGCCAACCCAGAGAATTTAATTTAGAAACATCTAAAAGACGTTTGGGCATCCCCTCTGGTTTATCTGTGTCCCAAATAATTTCTCCATCATATTCTACCACATCTATTAGATGAGCAACAAGTTCTTTAATAGAAACATCCTTACCCACTCCAACATTAATAATCTCTGGATCATCATAGTTCTGCATCAAAAATATTAATGCATCTGCAAGATCATCAACAAAAATAAACTCTCTTCTTGCACTACCAGTTCCCCAACACTCAACCTTACCGGTCTCCATGCGTTTGGCACCATAGAATTTACTAATCAATCCACCGATAACATGACTACTCTCTGGATTAAAATTATCTTTAGGTCCATAGACATTGGCTGGTTGAGCACAAATGAAATTGTCTCCACACTGTTTAGCATAGGCCTGACATAATTTAATACCAGCAATCTTAGCAAGAGAATATGATTCATTGGTAGGTTCCAAAGGACCAGACATCAAGAACTCTTCTCTCATAGGTTGCTCACACTCTCTAGGATAGATGCAAGCAGATCCCAAGAATAAAAGTTTCTTTACCTTATAAATGTGAGAATTGTGAATAATATTATTCTGTATCTCCAGGTTCTCTTTAAGAAACTCTACTGGATGCTTTATATTATCCCCAATACCACCACACCTGGCAGCAGCTAGGAAAACATAATCGGGTTTTTCTGATTGAAATAATTTTTCAACGGCAATTGGGTTAAGTAAATCCAATTCCTTTCTGGTTTTAAGAACTAGATTCTTATATCCCTGCTCTCTTAAAGCACGGACAATTGCAGACCCAACAAGACCATTATGTCCTGCGACGTAGATCTTATCTGTCGTAATCATATCTACTGAAACCTCCTTTCATGAGATACTCATCTTTCTCAGCAAACTGAATATCTTTGAGAACCATTTCCTTAACCATCTGTTCGACGGTATATTCTGGTTCCCATCCTAGTTCTTCACGTGCCTTAGTTGAATCTCCAAGGAGAGTTTCAACTTCTGCATCGCGGAAATATCTAGGACTCACTGTAATAATAGTTTGACTGGAAATAGTATCTATACCAACTTCATCAAGACCTTCACCTTGCCATACTAGATTCATACCCAATTCATCACACACAAGTCTACAGAATTCCCTTACGGTAATCTGCTGCATGGTAGAAATAACATAGTCATCTGCCTTGTCTTGCTGCATCATCAGCCACATGGCACGAACATAATCCTTAGCATGACCCCAGTCACGTAGTGCATCTAGGTTACCAAGTTTCAAGGTCTTTGTGAGGCCCATCTTAACTCTAACTAGATCCCTGGTGATCTTTCTAGTAACAAAAGTCTCACCTCTACGTGGAGATTCATGATTGAATAGAATACCTGAGCAGGCATACATGCCATAAGACTCACGGTAATTCTTAGTAATCCAATGTGCATACAACTTCGCCACTCCATAAGGAGAGCGAGGATAGAATGGAGTCTTCTCTGTCTGAGGAACCTCCTGCACCTTCCCATACATCTCAGATGTAGAGGCCTGATAGAACTTAGTTCTCTCCAGACCAAGAATACGAAGTGCTTCCAAGATACGCAAAGTCCCCAGAGCATCACTGTTAGCAGTGTACTCTGGGGTCTCAAATGAAACCTTTACATGACTCTGAGCACCAAGATTATAAATCTCATCCGGTTGAATCATCTGAATGATCCGAATGAGATTAGTAGAATCTGTTAAATCACCATAGTGCATGGTGAAATTTTTACTGGTATTGAAGATATGATTAACCCTATCGGTATTAAAAGAAGAACTCCTTCTCTTAATACCATGAACTTCATACCCTATGGATAACAAAAATTCAGCAAGGTAAGATCCATCTTGACCGGTTACCCCAGTAATTAAAGCACGTTTCATAACAAAGAATTATGGGGAATCAGATGTTTGCTTTAACTGCTTGATACCAACCCCAAAGTTCTTCAAACTTAGCTGCATCAACAGTACCAGATCCACCATCACACTTCTCATGTGATGCCTTCTCTAATTTTTGAAGTCTCTGCTCTACCTCTACGTCATACTTAGACATAGATGCCCCACTTGAAGATTTTCCGGCTGTTCCTTTAAATGCCATTGTAATAAATTAAACTCCTTGTGCTATTTAGGACCCTTATCACTAACGTAACAAGGTTTGTTGGTCAACCATTTTGCATACTCAATGTCTTCCATGGCAGTCGTACATTGCATAGCATTGTCAAAATAGTAGACATCGTACCATTTATTATTGTAATAGTCTCGTTCTTGTAAACGAAAATCAGGTTTGCCATTATGCTCTATGACACCCTTCTCTACGAACCGAAATGGTCCAGATTGAAGGAGAACTTTAGTCTCCACATAGGGATTGGGTCTCTTGAGTTCAGTCATCGATTTGCTCCAGGTCCTCTGCTAAACATTGTACCACAGTAGCATACTCATTGCCATCATCATAGAACTCTACACCCTCACTGGCATAGTGTCTAATAAGTTTTTTGTATAGCTTAGGATTTTTAAGGTCCAAAAAAATAGTACCCTCCACAGTCTCTTCAAGAAGTGGAAGGTACTTATGAAACTTTTGCGTGACGGACATTTGTCTGTATAAGTGTATAAGGATTGTAGGATAAAACTTGGTCTCTGTCAACCGTTAAATCTTTATGTCATATACCGTTACCGGCAACCCTCTACTCCCTACTGGTTTCATTAGATCATTCTTTTTTTCATCGTAGTCTACGAAAGTAAAGACTTCACCAGCATCCATTCGCTTTTGATAAGCGTCAAAATTACTACGAAAGTCTTCTATTGAAATTTGATTAGACATTCTTTAAAGATATCTACAGTATATATTATACCTGAATAACCTCTTTAATTTCTGGAAATTTTTGTTGCAAATGAGCCTCAATACCCTGCTTTAATGTCATAGAACTCATGGCACATGTAGAACATGCACCTAAGAGTTTTACCAACACAACAGGACCTTCCTTAAGGTAATCTATGGAAATAAATTCCAAGTATCCTCCATCTGCCTCAATGTAAGGACGAATTTCATTGAGAACATTGTTTACATTCAATTCAGTCAATTCCATCATTTAACGTTAACTGGTTCACGAGCTTCCATTCTTAAGAAGATCTCGTCATTATTATAATACAACGTATAATTATCGGTTGTCAAGTAATATCCATCTATGGCACCCTTGCCATCATCAGTATAGCCATAACCCCGAATTGCTTCCTGAACCCCATCAATACGCAGTTTCTTGTGTCCATGTAAGTAGGACTGATACCTGGCATCGAGATTAATCATTGGATTTTGGTGGCGTAGTGTCAGGAGATTCTAACATGTCTCCTATGTATTATATAGAATCTTAAGGGTGTCTTTATATTTATCGCACCTCAAAGTCAAGTTTCTTAACCTTTCTCTTCCGTCTTTCCTCTTGCCACTGCAAATCTCCAGGAGTAAGAGCATCTTGTTCTACTTTTCTTCCAGCAGTTAACATAACCACTTGTGTAAGATCCATCGCAGAAACATTCTCACCCCTAATTGTGGTCATATTGGGGCATCCACAACACTTGGTCCTAGTGGGATGACTATGTAGTTCTTTCCCACAGGACCGACACCTGACTGATAACATTTTTCCTCTCTGTAACTTAACATTCACTCGGCATAAGATGTTGTACTTCTGCCCAATCTCTATCAAACAAATCTAAACCATTATCTGTAAGAACATGTCCATACATTTTCTCAAAAACTGCTGGTGGCATTGTAACTACATCAGCCCCGTGATAAAGACATTCGGTTACACTGAAGACATCTCTAAGAGAAGCAGCAAGAACCTCTGTCATAACCATCTGTTCTCGGAACATTTTAGAAATGAAACGAACACATTCTGTTCCGTGAATGGAATTATCTACGAGTCTACCAACAAAGGGTGACACGTACTTAGCACCTGCTTTGGCAGCAAGAACTGCCTGTGCTGAATTGAAAATTAAAGTAACATTAACCCTAACACCTTTCTTGGAAAGTTCATTGCAAGCCATGAGTCCGTCATAGGTACAAGGAACCTTAATAGTTGCACAATCACCAAATAGATCCACTAAACGAGTGGCTTCTGCAACCATTTCAGCAGCATTATGACCCACCACTTCCATACTGATATCTTGTAAACCCATATTTTTGAGTTCAGCATAGACATCATCAGGTTGACGATGACTCTTCATGATCAAGGTGGGATTTGTAGTTACTCCATCAATCAAACCAGTCGCAAAGTGCTTTGCGATAGTTGGTACGTCTGCAGTATCTAGGAAAATTTTCATTGCTACCTTTTGTAAACTTAAATTTGAAAGCGGGTAGTCAGGATCGAACTGACGACAAGAGGTTGGAAACCTCGCATGTTACCGCTACACCATACCCGCGCCACTTATTTTATAATACTTCTCCAGGGTTGTCAAATAGAACAAATATATTAAACGCAATAGAAATGCGATCTTCATCACTATCATTCTCTTCTACATCATGCTCAAACCAACAGGGAAAAAATAATACCATCCCTTCCTCTGGGTCTATGTAATGATATTCATGACCATCATTAAAATACTCATGGTCAGGCATACATGTCATCAATGGGCCTCTAGGATCATAAAATCTAATTCTTCCTGAATTCTCAGGCACCTTCACATAATACACACCAGAAAGAAAAATAGAAGTATCGAGGTGAACATGTCTTTTGTTCCTGTCACCCTTAGAGTTGACATTAACCCACGTGAAAATGGAGTATTCTTGAATCGGTTTATCTTCTCTCCTAGGACATGCTTCTGTAATCGCATTAATCCATTCCTCATTGTGAAACGATTCTCCTTGATAACCACCTATATTAGAAAAAGTTTTAGATGGAGTATTGATAACAAACTCTCTAATTTCTTTTTCCAATTGTCTGTTATCTAGATTTAATATATCACAATGTACTGGAGTTGGAAAGAAATTAAATGTTCTCATCACCATACCCGCGCCACTTATTTTATAATACTTCTCCAGGGTTGTCAAAT